TAATGCTGAACAGACATACAGTATTACATTAGAATCATCAGGACAGGTAACATACACATCAGCATAATATGTGGCTACCTAAGACAGTTAAAGTCGGCTCTAATGATTTAGATTGTTCAATCAATATCAAAAATAATATTGTCGAAATCGAACTGCCATTCGTTGAAGATTGGGCGAAATTATTAGAGTCAGATGGTCTCATGTTAGATGGTAGCAAACTTAAAATCTTATCTTCAACAAATGTTGCAGGTAGAAATGAAAAAATATTTATAACTTGTACAAAAGAAAAGAACAAAAAAACAGAGAGGGGCATAAATGAACAATCCACTAAGAGCAGAAAAAACAATTAAACTTGGTGATAACGAGTATAAAGCTCGTATGTCATTAGATACCATTGCAAGAATAGAAGATACACTTGGTATATCAATTCTGAAAGTCGGTCAAATATTGACCACACAAGACATCACACAAAAACAATGTAATATTATTCTTACCTTATGTATAAGGGCAGGTGGTAATGATGTTGAAGAAAAAGATATCTGGAAACTGATGTCTGAGCAAGATTTGGTAAAAACGATCACACAGGTAGGTGAATTATTTGCCGTTGCACTTCAGACAGAACAGACATCAGAAAAAAAAAGCTAACAGAAGAAGATCAAGAATTCCCTATTGAACGATATCTAGAGGTTTTGGTTGGTATGATTGGAATATCACCAGATATTGCTTGGGATATGTCATTCAAAGAAGTTACACTAGCGATTAAAGGTTTTAGGGAATATAATGGTGGAAATAAAGAAGATCCAATCACAAGAAACGATATGGAGAAATTGAAAGAATTATATCCTGATTATTAAATATGGCAGATTTAGATAAATTAGTTGTACGGATTGAGGCTGATCTTAACGATCTCAAAAAAGGTCTGAATGATGCTGAAAGAAAAGTAAAAGATTCATCAGGCAAAATTGGTAATTCTTTTAAAGGTATAGATAGCAAATTACAATCTCTAGGTGCATCTACCATTCGATTTGGTGCAATTCTTGGTACGACATTCGGTGTTCTCGCAATAAAAGACATTGTTGGTGTTGGTGTTGAGATTGAAAATTTAAGAATCAGATTCAAGGCATTATTTGGTGATGCTGACACAGGTGCAAAAGCATTTGATGAATTGTTGGCATTTGCAGGTAAAGTACCATTTAGTTTACAAGAAATACAGGCAGGTGCAGGATCACTTGCTGTTGTATCAAACAATGCAGAACAATTAGCAAAAAATTTAGAGATTACAGGTAATGTCGCAGCGGCAGGTGGTTTGACATTTGTTGAGGCGGCACAACAAATTCAACGAGCATTTGGAGCGGGTGTTGCCTCGGCTGATTTACTGCGAGATCGCGGTGTATCTGCATTGGCAGGTTTTCAATCTGGTGTTCAATACACTGCTCGTGAGACGATAAAGGTCTTTGAAGAAAATTTTAGTAAGGGTGGTAAATTTGGAAATCTAACAAATGAATTGGCTGATAGTGTAGCAGGTACATTCAGTATGATTCAAGATAGTATATTTGCATTTAAGGTCGCAATATCTGAAGAATTTATGAAAGAGATTGCTTTACAATTGAATTTGTTAGATGGCAGTCTTAAAGCAAATGCAGAAGAAATAAACAAATTAGGTACAGAGATTGGTAAATCGTTGGCAGAGATAACTGCATCTATTGTTACCAACTTAGACAAAATCGGTACTGCAATTAAAATTGTCAGCAGTGTTCTCGTAGGAAGTGCTTTTTATAAATTCGTAACAAATCCACAGTTGGCGGTTGTTGCAGGTGCTCTTTATGTATTGACTGAGGCATTCAGTGCAGTGCCAATAGGTGTAAAAAAAGCAACAAAATCTACAAAAGAAAATGCACATTCTTTAGAAGAAATATTGAATCTATTGAAAGTCTTGCCAGATCCATTGAATAAATATGGTAGAAAAACAGAAGAGGTTTCTGCAAAACAAATAGACTTTGGTATATCTTTACAAGAAACGATTGATATTTTAGAACGAACAAAAGAAATCGTAGATGATGTAGGTAAAGAAATATCTGATGTTTTTGCACAAACAATTGTCAGAGGTGGTGATTTTAAAGAGGCATTGAAAGATGTATTCAGATCGGCGGCACAAGAGATTATTGCATTTACAGTTCATTTGTTATTCTTAGAAAAGGTAATGAAACAAATAAAAGATGCAATTGAAGATCTCATTAAAGATCAAAAAGAGGCACAAAAGAATCAATTAATAAGTACGGCAGTCAATGCATTTGCAGGTAGCATACCATTTCTAGCGAATGGTGGTAATGTTTTACCGAATAGACCAGTTGTCGTTGGTGAAAGAGGTGCTGAATTATTTGTACCAAAACAAGCAGGTGATATAATTCCTAATAATCAATTATCAAGTGGCGGTGGTGTTACAATTAATCAAACATTATCATTCAGTACAGGTGTAAACCAAACTGTAAGAGCAGAAATTATGAATCTTTTACCAGTCATAAAACAAGAAACAGTAAATGCAGTTGCAGAGAGCAGATCACGAGGTGGTACTTTTGCAAGAACATTTGGAGCATAAAACATGGCATCACCAACATATCCATTGACCATGCCAACAACACCAGGATTTACGACATCAGAATGGCAGATTGTCAGACAGGTATCAATGACACAATCACCATTTACCATGGCACAACAGGTCGCTGAATTTCAAGGTGCTGTGTGGACAACAACTGTTTCTTTGCCACCAATGACAAGATCACAAGCAGGAGTATGGCAAGCATTTTTCATGCAGTTGCATGGCAGAAGTGGAACATTTTTGATTGGAGATCCTGATGGTAAGACATTACTCGGATCATTGACAAGTACAATACAAGTGAATGGAGATCATTCAGTCGGTGCATTTGATATATCCATTGACGGCGCAGATGCAAGTACAGTAATATTTAAGGCAGGCGATTATGTGCAATTTGGAAGTGGGGCATCTAGTAAATTGCATATGATTATTTCTGATGTGACATCAGACTCATCTGGTAATGCTACACTACCTGTAGAGCCCCCTCTCAAGTCGAGCTTATCAGATGATGCCTCAATAGTTACTTCATCAACAAAAGCAGTAATGAGAATGAACTCTAATGAGTTAGGGTGGTCTGCATCAAGAATATCACTGTATGGTATCAGTTTCGCCTGTACTGAGGCTCTGTAGTCCATATTTTAAGATTTAACAACTTATCTATATATACACTCATCTAAACAAAAAAAACCTCAAAAAAAGGCATTTAAGCTCGAAATACAAGATATTTGATGATTTTGATCTTTTTTATCTATTTATTTTGACTATTTTATATCTTTTGTGAATATAATTGTTGATTGTTGTATCTCTTTCAGATAGAATAATTATATGAAATCAAATAAAGGAACAAAAATGAAAAAACATATTAACGATTTTACTAAACGATTAGATTCAATCAAAGTAATAGAGCCTTGGCATAGAATTGATTTTTTTGAAAATCTCAAATCATGTCATATTGAAACAGAAGAATCAGGACAAAAACTTTTGGTCTGTGACTTGAACACAGATCAAGATATTTGTATCAAGATGAATGATCAAGAAGATGCAGATTTGCATATGAAATTCTTTCTTGAGGCAAAAGAAATTTGCCATGATTGGAGTTTCAAAGAAGTAAATAAAACATTACATGAAAGTGCAGAATTGATTTTAAAAAAATCGACTACAAAAAATATCTTAGTATCTTTTGTATATCTTGCATTTGAATATAACTATCAGTCTGTAAGAGGTAACACTAATATACAAACTGATGCAATGATGTTTCATTCATTTACAAAGATGCAAGAGTTTTTGATCAATTACGATAAAAAATTACACTAAAGACTTATCGAGTGGGTATCTCGAGAAAACTACCCATAATTAACAAAGAGGTAAAACTATGAAAACAGAAAAAACATATACACATCAACAGGTGTCAAACATTGTTAAAATCTTCGCAGATGAAAACAAAGAATTAGCACTGTTCAAAAGTGAGATCAAAAGAATAATGTATCAATATGTTTCAAATGATAGATCAGATGAAAATATTTTGAGACAAGTAGAACTAATGTGTATTCAAAGAATGCACGAAGATGATGAAAAAATTGAACAGGAAAAATATAGAAAATTTGATCTTGTTAACAAATAATTTACCGAGTGGGTATCTCGGCAAAACTACCCATAATTAACAATTGAGGAAAAACAACTATGAGTAAATTAGAAAGTTATAAAAATGGTAAAACAGTATGGATCGGCAGATTCTATCCTTCAAAGATCGGAGAGACTGAAAAATTAAAACGAGATGGCAAAGTCTATGCTGAAATATACAAAACAAAAATATATCATCTTAGAAAAGATAGAAATGGCACTCATGTATCGACTAAAGTCAAAGTTGAGCCATTAACACCATATGGCAGAATCAAGACTGCTTTACAATGGCGAACAATAGATCCATCTCTATTTAGTACAAAGAAGAATGATGTCATTGATATTATGAAGATAAAATATAAGAAACATATTCAGAATGTTATCAATCAACATCAAGACTTTGTTGATTCAGAAGATGAGAGAATATTACATCAGAAACAACAGACAGAAGAAAGGAAATCAATTATCAAACAATATGAACATATATTGAATGATAAAGAGATATCGGTTGACAATTTTCATTGGAATGTAAATCTAGAAGATGAAACAATAACTACTGGAAAGTTATTTATCAATGAAGAAACAAAAATACCGAGTACATTTATTTTAGACTAACGGGGGTACAAGATGCTTTTATTTACCAAACCAATAGAAAAGAAACTGATCTCTAATTATCAGAAGTTTCAATACAATTCTTTTAATGAGAGACCTGTTGTAAAATTATTTTTACCTGAAGGCAGTTCTTATATGTTATTGACCGAATACAATCCTGAAGATGATCTAGCATTTGGATTATCATATATACATTGTAAAGAAATCGGTCTTGTTGATATGAGAGAAGTTCGTGCGATAAGATCGCCTATGTTTCAACTGCCAATGGAAAGAGATAGATATTACAAAACAAAAAAAACATTGAATGAAATATTATATGGAGATCAAGAAGATGAATGAAGAAAAACTTATCAAGATAAAGATGTGCATAAAACAATGCAAAGATAGATTGATTCTATTTGCAGGTAAAAATAAAACATTACTTAAAAATGGATATGATCAAGAACAGGCTGACATTGATCGTAAAGTCATAAATCATTTTGAATCATTAATTAAAATAAAAGAGAGGGGCAAATGAAACCAAAATATCAATATAATTATCTTGTCGTAGATGTAAAAAAACATTATAACGATAAAGTGTTATCTGTTAGAGATTACATTGTAAAAAAAGGTACTCAATGTGAAGGGTTGAATATTCAATATAACGGCAAGACTGTTCTTGTCGTTGATAGACAATCTTGTATTGATGCCTTGAACAATTGTAAAAATAAACCAATCAAATCTAAATTCAATGCCACGACATACAGACTAGTAGATTTTAGATTCAATGATGAATATACAAATAAAAACCAACAGGAGTTGATATGAGAGATAAAAAAACAAGAAGAATATATTGTAGAAATAGACAACTTATTTCCAAAATATTAAAAAATAAATCATCAAATATATCTGTCGTAACATCTAGACCGAATGATTATATTGATAGACTTTTAAAAAGAGAACAGGAGGCAATATGAAACCAATTGATGAAATAATGAATCTGTTTGATAAATTACCTGATACGATCAAGATGATAATGATTATATCTGCAATTGCATTGTTTTGGGACTTTATTCTTTGATCTTAACATTGATCAAGTCTTTCGTACCTAAAAGGTTATTTATTGAATAAAATTTTAATGCCACTTGTCTCAGATCATCTGAGTCGAGTGGCTTATGATAGAGTTTTTGAAATATCTCATTTATGCCAACATCATTCAAATCTTGTTGAATCAATTGTGTCAAATTCTTTAGATTACTTTTAAAAACTTCTTCAGACATTTTACTTGGAGGGGGCGACCAACCGACAAGAAGATTGATCGCCTGTTATGTGAGGAACAACTATAAAAAAAACTCTTTTAGTCATTTCCTTACAGTCTTGTTCTTTTTTCATTCATTGTCAATCTTTTTATCAGGTGCGACATATGTATTTTCTTTGTAAGAATAATATGTATCATTGTCCCAGATATCGTATTTCTTTTCAGGTATTGATGTAATCATATTGTGATCATATCTTATTGTGCCGTAACAGAGTTTGTTGGCATTACCCTGTCCTTGAAATTTATTCTTTTTAAAATTGCCAATTTTGATATAGAAACCGAAGTTTTCATTCACAAAGCCATTACCTTCAGAATCAGTACCATGGTAAACCTCATGTACTAATAGTGTTTTTTTTGGTATATCTGATCCATCTTTTATAGTCCCTGTATGTAGAATTGTTGGTGGTTTCGGATAATTTGTATGATTATCGTTGGTTGTAAATTTTATTTCTTCTTTATCATCTTTTTTATGTATGCTCATTTTGACACCTCTTTATTATTGAATGTAAATAAATCATTTGCATTATGCATTTCTTCGATAATAACCTCTTTAATCTGATCTTGTGTTACGCCTGTTACACTTTCCCACAATACTGGCAGACCATCTTTATTAGACCATGTAGAATCATATATTGAAAAAGACATACCATTACACAAAATTTCGATATCGTATGTCCATTGATC